TTCAATCATTTATCTTAACTCCAATACAGTCGATTGTTTCTGATTTGTCATTGACCATAACAGACGCATGTCTTAACTCAGCCCTGCACAATGTCTCGTTATCGAAGGTATCTAAGTGGTGGTACCTTACACCTTGTTCAGGGATTACTTGTAACCACAACAACAGGAACACCATAGTCTACTCTCCTTTAATAGTAAGTAGGCGAGACCATTACAGCCCCGCCTTTGTAGATAGTTACCAACGATCTTCAGCTGATGCCATCTCTTCATAGGGTACATGCTCAACTACACCTAGCTTCTCTAGTCGTACTGAGGCTGTTGCCCCTTCACCGTAGATAGAGATCTTAACCTTAGCCTTGGTACCGTTACCTAGTGCACCGTCCTCAACGAAGTCCCAAGTTGTATTGGTTGTACCCTTGGTCACAGCTGGGGCACCACCGAAGTCTTCGATACCTGATGGGTGGATGTTAGGACGTTTAAGCTTCATACCGATACGGTCATTAGCTGCAGGGATAGGCTTGATCATCTGGTTACCCATGGCTGTCTCAGGGAAACCCATAGCTACCATGCGATTAACTTCATCGCTGTCCTTAGGTACGAACATCACGTTGAACTGACCTTGTGTCGAAGTGTGATACTCACTGTCGTCCATGTTATCCTTGAATACACGGGCGTAATATAGTTCACCTTCGAAGATACCGTATTTAGATTTAGCCATGCTTAGTCTCCTTTGTTGCATGTTAGATGATTAGTAATAAAGATGGTTAGTTGTACTGTCAAGACAAAAACGACAGGAAAAGCTACAGTTATGTAAGGTAACATTAGTGTGTGTCCTTCCAGTTGCGTCCAATGTCAGTCGAGCCAGCTAATGGGCAGACCATATCGAACTTAATTCCTACGTCAACAAAAGATTGTCGTTGTATCTCACCTAATTTCTCAGCTGTTGCATATGTACCACATACCTCAGTCTGCCATTCATCGTGAGGCCATGTCACTAGCTTGAAGTCAATGCCCATCTGCTTAGCTTGACGCACCCACTGTAGTGCTGAGTGTTTCATGATGACTGACTCACCGTTCTGTAACATACCAGCTAATGTCTTGTGCTCGGAGGGTACGATAACCTTACGTCCGTCTAGTCCCTTGAACCAACCACGTTTAGCTACATGAGGTATGACCTTCTTCTTCAGGGTAGCTAAGCCTTCAATAGATTGTGTAAAGTTTTCAACAGCTTGACCTGCCTCACGTTGGTTGACACCTAGTATCTGTGAGATCTTAGCTGTACCTGCCCCTAGCAAGAAGGCATAGATGAATGTCTTTGCGTCGTCACGTGTGACATGAGAGATGCCTAGTGCTTTCTTGTTGAGGTTATGAATGTCTGTCTCATCCTCTTTCTTTCCTGACACAATAGCATGTACGTATTCCTCTGACTTCATCAGGTGTGCCAGTACACGTAGCTGGATGCCTTCAGCATCAGTACCCACTAGGTAGTTGCCATCCTCTACCTTCCATAGCTCCCTGAACTGACCGTCATACCGTGCCTTAACTTCTTCTACTGGGGTACGAGGTGTGCCATGGAAGGCTGATGGGATGTTAGCTTGGTTAGGTGCTGAGTGAGCCATACGTCCTGTCCATGCACCAATGTGACTGAACCTACCATGAATACGTTTGTCCTCACCACAGTGCCCTAGCCACTCAACCAGTGAGCTTCGGCGTCCTTCTAGTGTCAACCACTCAGCTAATCTCTTGCCACCCTCAGGGGCTGTGTCAGGGAGTGTGTTAAGGTTTACCTCAGATAGTGTCCATCCGTACCTTGCGAACTTATCTCCACGATCAATCATTACGTTACCCCTTCATTGTTTTATAGACAGCACCACGACTACAACCCAGTTCCTTAGATATAGCTGTAGCACCCATACCACTAGACCACAGTTCTCTTATCTTGTCGTGGTCCAGACTAAAAGGTCGCCCTTTGTAGACACCCCTAGCCTTGGCAGCTTCGATACCAGCACGTGCTTTTTCTCTCCACCCAGCTCTTTGATTATGTACTTTGTCATGGCAACTTAGACACAATTCTACGAGATTAGACAAGATGCTTGGACCACCTAAGGAAACTGGGACTATGTGATGTGCTTCTGTTAAACCCTCAGTAAAGCAAACAGAACACCTATTTGCACTCGACAACGCCTTTCTTTTAATATTATCTCCACGATCTTTGTTGATGTCTTTGTTCACGGTCATATCCTATGTGTCCTTTTGTTTTCTCTACTGGTGTCCACCCTGCTTCCCATAGCCTGTCGATACGCATCTTAGGGGAGGATGGTTTAAACTCTATCCAATCGTAGCACACTAGGTCAGGTGGATTGTATGACCAATCAACTCTTGTCTGAGGGTACTTCTCTTGTGCCTTTGTTACGTTACTCATTAGTTCACCGTCTTTCTTACGGCGATACTTGATACGGTTAACCTCTTGCAGCTGAGGTGGGAAGTCCACTTGGAATCCATCCTCTAGCTCGAACATGCGTAGCTCAACCTCATCCAGTAGTGTCTCAGCCTTAGCATCATCGAAGGAGAAGCCATGTGCTGTCATCTCTTCACATAGGATCTGGATGTCATGCTCACAACGTATAGCATCTTGCCAATCAGGGTCAGCTATAACCTTCTTAAATTTTTTGTATAGTTGTACCGTCACCTCGACATCTTGATGGCAGTAGTCAACCATCTCCTGTGTCAGTACCTCGAACTGATCGAAGCCTATCTTGAACTCACCTAGACGTTGACCCCATGCCTTAAGGCTGTGACCCTTACCATCTAGGGTGTAATCAATAAGGCGACTGAGAATAAGAGTGTCACTAACCATAGAAGGACATATGCAACCCTTTCTGACCAGCTTATTGATAACAGGTACATCAAACCCAATCCCATTGTGGAACACAAAAGTATTAACTGTGCTAACGAATGTAACAAAACGTTCCTCCTCTTCCTCTACGTGTGACACATTAAGGAACTCATATGTTTCCCCTGTGTCTACATCCTGTGCGCAGATGACATGGATACGGGTAGCATCTAGTGCATCTGTCTCTATGTCCATTGCTACTGTCTTCATCTATTTGTCATCCTCTTCATCATCGTCATCACCGAATAGTTCTTCTGACAACATCATGACCACTGTCCACGGCCACACTAGGCTGTGCATGACAATACGTTTGGTGTTAGCATCATCCCTGTCCATGAGGTGAAAGATCGTTAGCACGTGGACGTAGTGGAAGTAGATACCTAAGAAGTATATACCACCAGCTACGTATGCCATGTTAATATTGTCCATACTTTTCTTCCAATGTAAATGAGTTAGGGTTGAACTTGAGTTGACCTGCATATCCTGTAGGTCCAACGGGTCTGTTCTTTGTGACCAGCAGTTGGGTTGTATTCCTTTCATCTATGTCCTCTGACATCTTGTCCCGTTGTAACTCAACGACAACTGATGCACGTTGTTCAATCATACGACAGTACTTGACGGCACCATCGTCGTTAGTGTGTCCGATTGTAACGATCCCTATACCTAACTCAGCTGCTAACTTAGATAGCCTGACAGATAGGTCAGCTAGGAATTGTTCCTTACTCTCATCACCACCCATGTTGGCAGCTATGTCTTGGATAGGTTCGAAGAACACATAACGTACACCACATGCCTGAGATAGATAACGTATGTGACCTAGTATATCAAGTGGGTCATCCTCATCGTTCAAGAAGAACTGATAGAACCTTTCATTCTTTGTCAGGTTATGGATGGAATCCCTTACTGCATCCTCGCACTGTTCTTCCTCAATCAGATCCTTACGTGTCACGTTCTTCTTCATGTCGTATGACACCAAGCCTAGTAGTGTACGCAGTTTGGTTTCTTCCATGTGCCATGCAGCTATGCTGATGTCGGGGTGGTTCTTAAGGATGTTGAACTCAAGGTAACGCATGAACTCTGTCTTGCCTATGCCTGTCTGTGCCTTGAACAGTGTGAAGTGTCCCTGCATGAGGCCCATACATAGGTCGTCGAAGTCACTGATGCCTGTCGGTACATACACATGATCATCAGCTGAGTTATACATCTTAAGGAATTGATCAGGTGAATTGATGATGTTCTCAGGTGTATACTTCTTGGCATTGAACCATGCGTTGAAGTAATCCTTACCCATGCCAGCCTGTAGGAACTCATTAGCATCCTTGTACTTGTCATGTTGTACACGGTACACCTTGTTCGGGTATAGGTTAGCTATGCGTTGAGCCACAGCATTCCCTTGGTCGTCATGCTCAATGGATAGAACGATCTTATCAAAGGATGACAACCAATCAGCTGCCTTGGTCCATAGCTTGTTGCTAGGGGTGGCTGATGGCAGTGACACAAAGGCTGTGTTGTACTTAGGGTTCTTGCACATCTGATAGGCAGACATCGCATCTAACTCACCCTCACAGATGGTCACGATCTTACATGAGCCAGCATTCCATAGGTTCATACCGAACAACTCATCTGACTTGAGGTTGGTAGCCCTGAACTCCTTAGGGAAGAACCTTGTCTTGATACCACCTGATGGGTACGGGTACTCCTGTTTGATTTCTTTACCTTGTGCATCAACAAATGTCTTGACACCGTAGTACTTATGTGTCTCTGAACTGATGTCCCGCACGGTACGGTATACAGGTGTCAGCATCTCGGTAGGTACTGGTTTGATGTTAGCTTGTGGCATATCCCACTCCTTCTTGTCACCCTCTGTAGGGTACTCATCTTGTGCCCAATCTGTCAAGGTATCCTTAACCCTTGGGTACTTACGTTCGCAGCTGTGACACCTACCTGATTGGCTCTCTGTGTTGTAGCTGAAGGCATCTGTGCTCCCGCATTCTTCGTAGGGGCAAGGCTTGTGGCTCATCCATGTCATATCCATTCTTCCCAATAGTCTTGTGTAAAGATCTCAACGATGACAGACTTTTCTAGTACCGTCAAGGATTTCATTGACACTACCTCATTGTCTTGGTCGTATGCCTCATTCAATATAAACTCAGGGTCAAGGATGACCTCTAACTCTGGGCCTGTGTCGCAGTCATACACGCACCGACACTCACCGTCTTCATACAGTGTACCATAGACGGTTATCGTTTGACCACACCGTGTAAAAGTTGTTTGAAATTCCATGTCGTTTTCCTCTTGACAGGTCTGAAAATGTTGTTACCCTAGGGCTTGTCCCTACCAAGGGTATATATGTATTCTCTATCTTCTTCATATTGTTCTTCTTGAAGGTCACCGTTACTGTCTAACCATATAGCCTCATCTATTTGCTTGATGGTGTTACGGTGATAAGAATGAAAGTATAAAGGTTGTTGTTTCTCTTGTGTCATCTTGTTGTCACCCACCGTGACCAGCACATCAAGCAATGATCACGACCTAACATCTTATCAATGACAATGCACATGTTTCTTTTCTTGTCTCTCTTGCGTTGATGGTTACGTGCACTGAATGTCTGGTGTAATTCACCCATCAGTATGACGTTGAACAACACTGACAACGATATACCTACCTTATACAGATACTTTGTCATCCCTTATCCTCCAACATCTCAGTCAGTTCTTTAGGTGTCAGCCCCATCTCTGCTGCTGTAGTGGATATTGGTTCGCCTAAGTCTATGCGGCGTTGTGCTTCTTTAAGTTCTTTGGTCATGTGTTTGCTCCATGTTTGTGATCCACGTATAGACCCGTTGTGAGTAGGTACTCTCCCGCCAGTACCCGTTAGGTTCTAGTGCCACGTCATCTTGGTCTTGCACTAACTGCATTGCTGATTGCCAGTGGGTAGCACTTATCTTTATTGCCTTACCCTTGTGTCTGAATGTATATGTGTTCATCTCTTATCCTTTCATGTGTTTGTGCTTGATTTAAGTAGGTCTCTAATAGTTCGATACACTACAGCACGATCCAGATAGTATTCCATTGCATCAATATCCTCATAGTCTGGTGCGTCCATGCTAGACATCTCCATGTCATTAGCTGCCATCTCTTTTAGCATTCTGATTTGTGTATAGGTTAGCTTCAGTTCAAAAGTTTCCGTTGTCATCTCTTATCCTCTCTATAGATTAAGTAACCCATGCCACTACCCCGCAAAGTGTCTGAATTGTCTGGCACTATACTTGTTGCCCTTGCTCTCTACGTACACTGTCACCTTACCTAGGTGTAAAGCTGTCATGGCCTTACCCTTGTTGACACCATAGCCACGGCTTAGGTGCTTACGTTTGCGCAGCATACCCTTCTTTCCAAAGGCATTGAACCTGAACCCTTTGGTGCCATCATTGAGGGGTTGTGTTGTTACAATTAAAAACATATTATTCTCCATTCATAGGGTAAAAGTGAAACACGGCGGGACTATGTTCAGCCAAGCCTTTTAAGATGTCGTGGTAGTCTGCACTGTAGCCTCTTTGGCCGATATGTCCATCACTGAAACACCACTCAACGTCACCTACCTTGCATCCGTAGATGTCTGCGGCGTCCTGACAAGTGACACGGCCCTCTACTATCCAATACTCTTTGTTCATTGTCTTATTCCTTTTATGTTGTTGCTATATCTACTACAAAACCTGACATATCTTTCTTGGCCTTACCTTTGGCGTATAGTGCCACGATATGACCACCCTTAGGATC